ACCCATTGATTCAAATGCTTTAGCCCATGAACTATTCTTATCAAACTTAGCTTCACCAAACTTTTCAGTAAAATCAGATACTGAATCAGTTAATGAGTCTATATCTCCACCTGCTAATTTAGTTACTATTGATAATTCTGATATTTTAGCTATGGCAAGTCCAGTGTTGTTAGCAATCTTTATGATACTATCTGATTCTGCAGATAGATCTTTCATAGCTTTTGCTAATCCTGCTGTTGCTACTGCTACTGCTGCTAATGATACTTTGGCTATTTTATCTATAGCACCTGCAACTTTATTAAATCCTGTTTCCATTGCACTGGTAGCTCTTAGAACATTAGCTCTAGTAGTGTTTACACCAGAGCTAACCTCATCATTATACTCAGTATCAAAATTTATATTATAATTTCTTTCTGACATTATTTATCCTTTATTTTTACCAAGAAATGAACCTCTAAGTAAAGCCATATTACCTTGACTTTTCTTTTCCTTATTTACTTTAGAATTTTGATCCATATTTTCAAGCTCATATTTATTTTTATGACCTTCATAGGTTTTACAGAAGAAATAAAAGTTAACATCTGCTTCTTCATAACTAGGTGCAGCTCCAGGAAACATCTTATAATACTGATATTTATCATAGAAACTTAATACATCTGCAGATATGCACTTTAATGGACAACAATATAACTCACCTATATCTTCATGTGAATATATTATATTATCATTATCTTCCATTGTGCAATTTAATTCCTTAGATATACTAGGATCTGTCTCACATATATCACACTTCATTTGTATCATACCAGAATGAACCTGTGCTAATAACACAGACCCAAGTTGTATTATATCATGAAGTGTTGGCTCAATCATATTAAGAATTAAGTCCAGTTATACTCATGATAAATGAAAATATTTGTAGTTTTACACCTAATGGTATAATTTCAAATAAATCCTTATCTACTCCACCAGATGCTTCAGCTTTGAACTCTACAAAATCTTCTGTGCTAATATCAATTAATTTATCCCAACCTATTACACATTTTCTAACTATATCTAACATTACTTCTTCTGATTTTGCTTCATCAGCACTTTTACCACTATATAAAGCTTTAATTTTATTATATTCTTTATTATTTATATTTCTTACTGTAAATACTGGAATAAATTCTTCATCTAAATCTTTAATTTCAGGTGAGAACTCTACACTACCTGTTACTACTGCGAACCCTAATAGTTTTGCTTTTACTTCTTTTGTTAATCTTAATTTTCTTTTAGTCATACTATTCTCCTTGAATATTATAAGATACTGATATAGTATCTAATGTTATTAGGACTGCTGTTTTTAACATTATATATGGCGTCAGCCATTATTAATATCTTTTAGAATTATATATGGCGTCAGCCATTATTAATATCTTTTAGAATTACATATTTTTATATTATATATATAGCTGTCGCTATATGTTAAATATGTATTATATATATAGCTGTCGCTATATGTTAAATAGGTATTATATATTTTTTAGGAAAAAATGTTATGTTTAGTTTATTATATATATCATAAGTTGTTTATTAAGAAGTAGTTATATATTATATTATAGTTTTTAATATTAAGTGTTATATCCTAAGTGTAAGTTATTACTATAGTTGTAGGCTAAATAACTTCCTGAATACCAGCAGAGACGCTAAAGCTGTCTGCTTAGAATACTGCTAGCATTAAGTTCTATTGAATATATATCATGCCAGTATAATAGTCAAGTTTTATTTTTATAAATTAAAAATGGATACCAAATTAATGATACCCACTTTTAGGAGAATTATTACTATCTTATGTGATGTTACTCACATAACTTTACACCTTATATAAGGTTCTCCTGATTGTTATTTATACACCAGTAGACTGATCCACTGATTGAATTACAACAGAATAATCTTGTTCAGCGGATTCATATCCTGCTAAATTAGCATAATTAATATTACGCAAAGGTCTGAAAACCATACTTATCCTGGTAAATCCATTATCTTCACCTAAATTTGGTGAAATTAGTTGTGCTCTAGGAATATCTAATTCCATGTGGTTACTGGTAATGTTAACATTAAAAGTATCCTCACTATTAGTTGCTGACCAGAAATCAAACCAATCTGCTGAAACTACACCAGATGCAGCAGGACCAACTCTCTCTAAAAGAGGATTGATTGTAAGTCTTGGGTCTCTTGAAGTAATAGTATCATATAAGATACCTGTTGCTCCACTTTGACAGTTTACATCTGCAATAGTAATACCAGTATCTAAACTAGCAGTATTAACACAAAAGAATTTCTTTGAGTTACCTGTTGCGTCTACTGGAGTTCCATCATGGTTAAGTGCGTCTATAGAAATAGTTGTATTAAGCATTTTATCTGCAATAGAACTATTAGCATTAGCATCTTCAAAAGTAGGTATTGTACCTGTTGAGAAGTCACCACCAAGTGCTGCTGAACTAAGTTCATAAACACCATCTACTTTACCCTGATATGAAAAGTTAGCTATAAAAGGTTTACCTGCACCTTCAGCTTCAATAGTTAGTGTGCTCATTGCGCCTGCTAACTTATATTCTACTCCATAAGGGTCACTTACTGATTCTTTATCTACTATAGCCATTGATAGAGTTTCTAAATCTCCACCAGTGCCTGGCATATATCTCCATTGTGGACCTATCACGCCACTACCTGCTACTTCAGTTTCCTGAAGACCTGCACCTTTAAGATATTTACTATATCCTAGAGTTCCAGTTCCAGTAGGGTTAGCTGTTGGGTATTCACCTGGTGCTATCTTAACACTAAAGTCAAATGTCCCTTTTGTTATACCAGCAATTGCTTCATCTCTAGTATGGTCACCTGTAGCAAATTTAGAAGATTCATCATCGTATTCTACAGTTAAAGAACTTAAAGTAAGATCTCTAACTCTAACATCAATGTCAGTGTCTTCTAGAGTTTGAACAGTACCATAATTAGGATTTTCCAATTTACCAGCTAACAATCTATTTTCTACATTAAAAGTCTTTGTAGCCATTGTTATTTCCTTTTTATTTAAGTTATATATCTATATGATATAATTATTTGTTCTTACTTCAAGTATATGTTTTCTACTATTTGAGTTGATATAGTTTCCACAGTATATCAGCTTAGTTTATAGAAAGGATATGCTAGTAACACGCTCTTTTAGAAGGATTACTTCTGGATTGTATATAATACACTTCTACTTTAATCATTATAGTGCCAGTGTGTATAATATCACCATTTATATTATATTTTCTTTTTGAACTTTGAATATGAGTATATTCTACTTTATTACTAAGATACATTTGGTCATTAAGTATATATTTAATATCTGATAATAGTTCATTCATCTTAGCATTTATAGCAAATTTAGGATTATCTACTCCTGCTTCATTAGCAACTCTACCTTCAATAATAAAATGAATCTTATTACCTATAGCATTTTGATTTAATTCTATTACATCTTCACTTGGATCAATATATATTAAACAATTAGGATAACTATTAAAGTCATCATTATCTATTGATAAGGCATCATCTTCTATATTAACAGTATTAACATCATTATAATAAGTATAACCATTAGGTTGTGTAACTACACCACTAATCATTAGCAAAGTATCTGCTAAATTTTGTTCAATCTGTGTAACATAATCAGCCATTGTTTAACCTCTCCAAGTTCTACCAAATGATACGCTTCTATCAGACTGTTCATCTACATCGCCTGTTAGCATTTCTTTTGTAACTCTTGGTTTTAATTGATTAATAAGATATTGACTTCTTTCAAACATATCTTGATATTTATCATTTTCACCAACAGTAACTTCATTAATACCAATATAGTCAGCACTAAATACAGATAAACAATAATTAATTGCATATTCTTTTACAGTATGATGTGGAGGAATAATTAAAGTTCCAGATACACTAGGATCCATAATACCTAAAGCTTCAGCTAAATCTTCTACTTGTTCATTAGCTATATCTAAATAACCACTTCTAGTTACTTCACTAAACTTATTAAATGTTTTATTTCTCATATCATCATAGCTTATGTAAGTCATTAAATACTCCTTAAATATTTATCTGCAGCTTTATCAATTGCTTGGTCTATTTCATTATCAATATATACTTTATTGCTTTCAACTGCATTATCTATAAATGGGTCTGGTGACCATGTACCATGACCTGCTTGAACATATTTCCCATATTTGTTACTATCTGAAACATATCCAGTAATTCTACCTTTTAATGCTTTGAACATAGTGTCTTTTTTTAAAGTTCCTGTCTTAGATTTATATCTATGATTAGACCTTGCTTGTTTTTCTAAGAATGCAGCTAATTTATCCATTACTATATCTAATTCCTCAGATATATATTCCTCTAATGTTTTAGAGTTAGTTTGAAATTCTGGACTTATTGTTACTTTTAACATATTTTTTAGGATATACACTTTCAATTAATGATTTGACACTAAATTGTTTATAATACCATTCAGGGCCAAGTAGGATTATATCCACATATAAGTATCTGCCTTGTGTATAAGGTTCAATTATTCTTTCATGTGTATAATCTTTTATAATTCCATGATTACTTACATAGACATTTGCTAATTTGCTTAGTTTAAAAGTTTCCTTATTAATATCAACTTTAGGGTAAAACAGGTTTAATATGTACTCATCACTTTGAACCATAATAAGATATCTCCTATAAATAAGTAGGAGCCAGTATTGACTCCTACCTAAATATCAATTATTAGTCATTAATATTTGAATATGCTAAGTATCCAGATTGTGTAACAGCTGCTCCATATACATGAAGACCTTTTGAAATAGATGCAAATCTTTTCTCTGCATCAGTAAATTCAACACTTTGAATTTGATTCAAATAGTCAGTAGATGAAGGTACACCTGCAATACATGCATGAGTTCCACTTGCTGCTACTGGAAGGTTATTTGACATATAAACATCAAAATCCATTGCTCTTTGAACAAAACCAGTTGATCTTGCTTCTTCTGAAGTAGTTGTAGATGTAACTACATTAGCAATTGCTAAAGCAGATGCTATTGCTGGTGTTACTACCAACCAACGATCAACAGATGGACAATTAGATTCATCAAGACCCTGTTTCATAGATCCAATCCAATCAATAACATTTGATTTTGTTACTGCTCCACCAGTTACTGCAACTCCTGCGCCAGCTTGCATAGTAGATGCTAAATATGTATCAGCTGTATCACTTAATGCATAAGTAGCTTGATTAACATAAGCACCTAAAACAGACTGAGCTGCTTGTTCATCATCAACTTTATCTAAATAGAAAGCATAGTATTTTAATTGATCTATACTTATGTCTACACCAGTGTCTGAAAGTGCTTGAACTGAAATATCTGTTGTTCCTGCATAAGTACCAACTGTGATACTTCCAACACCAGGAACTCTAAAAGATTCACCTGGTTTAACTGCTACACCATCATGTACTCTAACTAGTCCAGCAAATACTTGTGCTTTTCTAATTGAAGCAATAAGGAATGCAGTTACTACATTTTCTGGTACAAACTTATCTAATGAGAAAGCCATATTGTACTCCTTCTTTATTTTTATTTAATTTTATCTTCTTATTTTTAAGATTTGTGATATCCTTAGTCAAAGATATCTATATATTGTTTTGTGGAAACAAGTTATTACACTTGTTTTAAATTAGTATTTATTACTTTTTTTTAGGTTATCTTCAACTGAAAGAATTTGTAAATTAGTATAATGATTAGCTTGATTACGCTCATTTTCAATAGTTAAATCAAATGCGTCAAGAGGCTTTATATGGTCAATATGCCACTTTGTTCCATCATAATCATCATAATCACCATAACCATTATTTATGGCTGTAACAGCTAAATGTAATTGCAAACCATGCCAAGATATACCTATGATTTCATCTGTACGCTTGGCTTTATTATTATTAATAGTTCTATTGACATGATTACGCATTCTAGATTTTATTCTAAATAATTCACTTTCAGAATATTTATCTCTATAATACTTATTAATCTTACCCCTATTACTATCAATATAATTTGCTCTCATATTAGTATTATTACCATAATATGGTTTAACTTTTTTACAAGTTTTACAGATACCTTCTAGATTATCACACCTAGTTTTATCTTTATAAAACTCTGTCTCTTCTTTCAATGTTTTACAACTTCCACACTTTTTCATAATTCCTACTAGTTTAAAACATATACTTTATTACTGCTTGTCATCGCTCACAGTTATTAATAATACTTAGGTCAACGCCTGCATACTATTTATCTATCTATTATTATATGGACAATTATTTCATATTGTACATTTTTTTCAAATTATCTAAATCACTTAAAGCATCAGCCACACTTAAATTCTTTACCTTTTCAGTTGTAAATTCTTTAGCTGGTGTGCTAGATGAACCAGGATTCTGGTCTACTTTAAGATTTTCTTTATGTGCTTCTAATAAGTTTTTAACACCAGTATCAAAAGTGGTAATTGTATCACCATCTTTAAATACTACAGAGTTATCAACTACATCAACTTTACCTTCATTAATAAGGTCTTTAATAAGGTATTCTGAACCATATATCTTAGCTCCAATACTCTTAGTTAACTTAGTAGTTATCTTCTCTTTAGCATTATCTTTTTGAAGAGTTTCTGTTCTAAGTTTTTCAGCATTTAAACTTGATTCAAACGCTGTAACTTTTTCAGATAATTGACTAATGGTTAGTTTATCTGTATTACTTGCGTCTCTATTTTGTTTTTGTTTATTAATAAAATCATCAAGTGATCCATGAATATCTGGGTCATAACCTAACTCTTTAAATTTAGCTTTCAATGCTAATTTTTCAGAATCTTTATTTTTATAATGGTTTTTACCAATTTCTATTTGTTCATTAATTGATTCATCAAATGCATTTAATAATATCACTTGATTTGCTTCATCTACATTTGCTTTTACTAATACTGCTTTATATTGTTCTTTAGTCAATTTATCCTCCTAGATAATTATACTATGATATCAGTTTTGCAACAATGATATCTATACTTTTATATATACTATTTTTACTATCTTCTGACATTCCATCACCAAAGTTTTTAAGTATGTCATCAAATGTATCTAGTTGATATTGTAATTCTGTTGATGATGGTTGGAAATTTGTAGGATATGCTACTGTAGATACTATATCCTGTTTTATAAATAATCCAAATAGATATGATATTCTTGTTTCAATAGCAGTTGCTATCATACTATTACTTAATAGTTTATAATTCTGACCTGCGAATGTATAAGCTTTTGATACACCACTCTCATTACCAGAACCTAATGATAAACTGGTTGAACCTAATATATCTGCATTCTTTAATAAGTGATCTATGTCACTATTAATGCAGTCTTGTAAGGTTGATAAGATGCTACTATCTGGACTTATATAAGCTGGGAATTGTGTGCTATCTTGATCAACATATATTACATTAGAATTACCTACTGTTATATCTGTATCTGGTTCAGTTCCTGGTAATACTAGGATACTGAATGATTGTGTTCTTTCTAAATCTCTAATTTCAGACTTAAGATTATATATACTATTGTTTAATTGACATAAATCATAGTATGGAGGAATTGGTAATGTGTAATCCATTGTGCTGCTTTTTACTTGAATAACTGGTAATACTCCTAAAGCATGCTCAATAGAACTTTTCATTATCTTAGTTTTAGTACCTTTAGCATCTGTTGTATAATAATAAGATTGGATATTACTATGAGTCCAATTTTTATATACTAAATTATTAGCTTCATCAACTGAATGGATAAATGTAATATCTATCAATTTACCAAATTCATCTACTTCATAATCTACTACTGATTGTGGTAGTTGAATATAGATATAAGGATATAGTCGTGTTTCAATTACTTCACCTTGACTCATACTATCTAAATCACCAAAATTATCCATTACTACAAAACATGTTCCTAATAGTTCACTCATAGTTAGTATATTTTTTACTTTAGTTTGTAATAGTGTATTATTAGTATCAACATCCTGTGTGAAAGCATCATATATTAAATTATTAGATTCTCTAACTGCTAATTCTGAAAATACTGGTGTTATAGTACTATCTACTATAGGCTTAATTAAATTAAGATAAGTACTCATCTTTAATCTGCTAGGATAATCTAATTCTCTTGGATATTTATATAGATATGTACCATCTAACATACCATTAGAACCATAGTAATGGTCATAACAGAAATCATAATAGTATCTAATCTTATCTATTTCTAAATTATAGGGTTTTAACATATTTGTGCCTCCTGTACTATATTGGGACATCTAGCTGCTTAAGAGCTATGTGTGTCTGAAGCTTAAGCCACCTGAACCAGAATATTTAGTATTAAACGCATATCTAATAGCATCTACACCATCACTATGCTTGTGATCAGGTTTCTGTATAACATTACCTGCTTTATCCTTGCTCCAGCAATAATTTGTAAGATCAAGATATATATCATTTAATGTATTATGAACATGGAAGGTTTTAGTCATCATCCAACTTATACCTACTAACACACTTCCTGCACCTTTTTTTGCTGATTTACAATTTAAACCTTTAGATTTTAAATACTTAGTCAGTCTAGGTTCATTACTATCCATTAATATTAATGGGTTATTTAAATTATATAATGCTAACTTTATCTTAATTGATTCAACTATTGCGTCATTTGACATATCTGTTTTATGGATAGCATCAAATATATATATAGCATCATTAATTATGTGACAAAATACCACTACTTGAGGATCAGTCACCCCATTATCAATTCCAATGTACACTGGTAAACTAGGATTATATACTACAGGTTCACTAACTACATTATTGATTATCCTATCTCCAATGTTAGCCCATAACCCCTCAGCATATACCATAAAATGGTATGGTGACTTATGTTGCAATGCTTCTAACATCTTAATTTCAGAAGAATCTAGAAACCTATTGTCTTTATATGTGGTTCTTAATATAAACACTTCATCATCTTCATATAATCCCTGTTGTTCTAAAGTTTTATCTTCAAAGTAGTCTTTATATATGAAACAATTCTTATCAGTAGGATTTAATGATAATATGGTAATCTTAGGATGTTGTGTTCTACCACGCATCCTTATTCTAAATTGTGTAAATGCATCCTTATTAACCTCAGAAGCTTCTTCTAGCCAGCCTACACTAAACCCATTATCTTTAGTTGGAACAATTGATTTAAGTCTCTCAACATCCTGTAAACCAACAAATTGAATACTGCCCTTACTAATTTTAGATACAATTTCAAAGTCAGATATTTTAATATAAAAATAATCATTTAATTTAAAATCACTAATAGTTTTAACTATTTCTTTCCATACTGATTTTCTTATACTATTTAATGTCTGCCTACCTACTAAGCAGGCTCTACCTTCCAATGCGTATAACACTATTAACTGACTTATAGCTTTTGACTTACCACTACCACTTGAGCCTACTGCTATTTGGAGAGGCGTAGTCTTATTGTACATTTGAAGATATACTTCATTAAATAATAATGGATCAATCTTAACTTTAAATGGTTGATGTTGTCTTAAATTTAATCTTTGTCTAGTCATCTACATATTTCCAATCAAAACCTTTATGTGTTTTAGCTTTAGCTTGAGACATATAGTCATAAATTTTAAGTATTTCACCAGTTTGGATATAATATATATGCCAACTAATCATCAGAATTGAAACTTATTATAATTTCTCTATCTAAATCTTGTTGTCTCTTATTCTGATCCAGTAGCATTTGTTTTTCATGTTCAATCCACTTCAGATGAACTTTAGTGAAGTATATACTTGTGGTTGTATTAATATTACTGGTTTTATTTAACATACCATTAATTATCCTGGATTCTTGTAAGTTTTCCAAGATAGTGTATAATTCTATAATATCTTTATCATCTTTTTTAATCCAATTAGCATAAGCAGATGTTGAAAAACTATTCATATTAAGATAGTATCTATACCAAATTAAATCAGTATCAGCTATATATTCTTTTAGCGCGTCATTAAGTAGTGCTAATACTTCTTCTTTATTGCGTCTTTTTTTACTCATAGTTAACCTCCTTTCTTGTATTAGGGCTTCTATGCTATTTTAGCAGTCTTACCAGACACATTATCAATGTTTAATTGATCTGTGTAATAATCTACTACAGACTCATATGAAAATGAGTCTAAATTATCAGATAATATATGATAGTGTTTCTTACTAAAATATTTATGTTTCTGGCGCAAGTGATTAGTTAATACTGTTCTTAAATTGCTGAACAGATATGTTGTAAATGCAGCAGTTTCATTCCAATTAGTTATACATCCTAACACAACACAATGATATAGCGATATATAGTCCTTCTTATCATTTTGTTGTATATTGAATCGTTTAGTATCAGCGTAGATTTTAGGCAAATACTTATTGCTAATGATTGTATATATTTCATTTTTTCTTATCCTTACTTTACATTTCCTATACTCTTTAACTAATTTATTAATATCTTTATTATTAGGCTTTTTCATTATTAAGCAACCTATACATTATTCCATAAACTCCTAAAGTTAGCAAGTCATTAGTATTAAATTCTTCATCTAATAGTAACATATTTATTTTAAGATGTGAATAATTAGACTTAAGAGTTGTTGAATTATCCAATATAACATCATTAGCTTCTATTGCTGATATAACATCTGCTGCTGCTCCAGTGTAATCTTGACCTATCATTAGTAATACTTGAGCATTATGGTAGAGTTCTTTGCAAAAAGTTACTGTAAAGTTGTTGTTTTTACTGTACATCATTTTTAACATTAGTTGACTTAATATTTCTTTATCATTAATCATATTATATTACTTTCTTTGATATAGCTTTAATATCTGACCATAACACATAAGATATTATCTCATACTGATTAGATCTTCTTCTAAAGCACTTATAAGCTATATTATCCAATTTATATACTGAAGATGTAGGATATATAGTCTTATCTGTTATCTTGCTCTTAGCAAGCTTATATAGTTCTTGTTTAGATACTATATAGAATTTATCATCATTATTCTTAAATGCTATAAAACCATTTGATTTGAGCCACCCAGGTTTATTGTAACCATTTATGTATTCAACTACATTATATATATCAGAAGGAGTTTCTCCGCGTCTAACACATTTAACATCTTTAACATCTATTGCTACTATATTATCTTTATTAGTACCTACCCAAATATCACATTTCTTATATTTATTTTCTGAGAGGGTGCTATCTTTAATGTATAATCCATTATCTATACATCTTTGTTTAAATAATTGTTCTGCTGCATTACCTTTAACATTTGTCTTACTACTATACTTATTATATACATCTTCCATGATATACTACTACTTTATAGTTGATGCTCATCTGAGCTAACCTTACCAACAGGTTATTATCTAGCTACTTTAGTAGTATAGCCACAGTCAGTCAAGAAATCAAACTTTTACCTTGACTTTATTAAATAATATATTATATGTGCCTTTGGCACGATTAATCCTAGTTAAATATATCCATAAAATCATCATCTTCCTCTATATTATTACCTTCATCAATTTGATCACACAGTTTTCTGATTTCTGCTGTGCTATGACATGATAATGCTATATCTTTATTAAAGATTAGTATAGGTACTTCCAGACCTGTGGTTGTTTTAATAAGTTGATCTATAGCGTCTATAGTATCATCCATTTCTGGTGAATCTAATACTTCTGTATCATTTGTATCAATTTCAAACACTATTATACTAGATTCTGTAATTTCAAGTTGTTTTACTTCTAATATTATATCTGCTATATCCATTATATTATCCTTTTAATGCTGTTTTAAGCATGATTCTAGCCTAGTTAATTATTTACTTGAAGTCTTAGTCACCACAGCTTTTAATTGATTGTTATCATTTAACAATTGTTGTATAGTATTATAGATGCTACTTTGTATATTGTAAACATCTACTAATGTTTTATAAATATTTGCTTCTGATTTATAATCTATTTCATCTTCTTTATCATGCTGTCTCATATTCATTTAATAATTACTTGTTAGTTCAGATACTATAGCATCTACATCAATATTATGTTTTAATAAAATATCTATGAAAGTATATACTTCTTCTGCTCTTTGGTCTGCTTCTTGTTCTTCCATTTTAATCTCCTGTTGTTAACCTTTAGTAATAGTATAGGTTATGTTCAAACTTTTTCCAACTTATTTTTTAACCTATATATTGTGATACTATATGAGTGCTACAATCATCAGTCTGAAACCAAAATATTAGGTGGTTGTCATAATAAGTGAAAGCTTCTTTCATATCTACTACAGATATGTTATGATACTGTCTCAATGCTTTATATACTAATTCATATTCATCTCTCATATCCATTTTAAGCTCCTTGGTTACACCTTAACTACAGCAGAGATACCATTGGATACCTCTGCTCATATAAGGGCTCATATAGCTTAAATTAGAAGCTAATAGTTTTAGCTACATTTGAATCAGTGATAACTTCTTTACTAACTAATTCATATGATATGATCATATTTTTAAATCTTTCCTTTGGTATAGATGTTTTAAATATTTTAATTATATACTTATATGTTCTAGTATTTGTTTAGTAGTAAAATTATTATATGTTTTAGATAAAGATAATATATGTTTTATATCAGATATAGTGAAATAATTATTATAACAACTAACATCACTATGCTTATGAATCATCTTAGATATCTTATATAATACTACATTAATTCTATTTACATCTACTGTTTCTTCTTCAACTATGCTTGCTTCAGCAAAAGCATTATTATCTTTTACTATATCTGATTTATCAGATATTATGTATTCACCACTTTGTTTAACAAGTAATACTGAATGTTTTAAGGATATTTCTACATCACTTTCTATAGCATTAGATATAACTTTAATAAAGGATATATACTCATTAAAATTATAACTTGATTTATTTAGTTTAGTTTTTAATCCTTTTAATCTAGGATATACATTAATTGATTTTATATTTTTAATAAATTTATTATATATATCATTCCATGAATACATATCTTTAGTTATATCATTATTATCTTCTTCAGATATCTTA